CCAATCCTTTTTGTGCATTTCTTCTAATAAATTGTGGAACTGTTCCTACTTGTCTTACTTCTCCAAGCGGTTCCATATCTTCTGATATTGATATTGCTACCATTTGATCTATAGCATCTTGCTTATTGTCATGGCATTTGAGAGTAGTATATGAGCCATCAGACTCTTCTTTAACTACCGCCCAATTTGCACAATCGCTTTGCTCAGAAGATATTCCGTAAGGCATTATTTAACCTCATCTCCGTATACTGCTTCTGGATCTGTAGGATCAATTAATGCTACCTGTTGCAACTGAGCAGAAGGCAATCCTGTGTGTCCAAGATCAAATTCTACTAACTTAGCAACATCTTCTGGGTTATAACCAACCTGCACAAGAGCAGCAACAATTTCAGCCTTGAGTTTATCTCCAACAAGTGGTGCTTGAGATGCATCAATATTCTGCAATGGCAGTCTGTATTGATCTCCAGCCTCTCCAAGTGGTGATAGGTCTTCAAATGAACGAACATCATTTAGAGATAGGAAGCCTTCTCTTAGACCCTTTGTGTATGCATCAAATCTTTCAATGGTAGTACCACGAAGCAATGCATCAAGATTAAATTTAATAAATCCATCTTCTTCAGGAAGCAATGGGCTTAGAGCCTGCTCAATTCTTTCCAATAGAGGACGAAGTGAATGTTGTACGAATGAAAGGTTCTGTGCTTCAACAGATGCATATGACATAGCACCTGATGCAGGATGACCTAATAGGCTTAGTGGGACTCTGAAAATTCTTGCGATATCTTCCACATTGAATTTTCTGCTTTCTATTAGTTGGGCATCTTGAGCATTTAACGATAGAGGCTTAAATGCTGCACCACCAGATAGAACTGCTGTTGATCCAGACATATAAGGACCACCATTATTTTGATTCCATTGACGCTTAATATCTGCTGCTTGCTCATCTGTTAATTCTCCTGCTACCTCAATAACACCTGCAGGATTTGCAGCATTACCAAAATATGAAGAGGCATATGTATCAGAAGCCATAGAAATACCTACAGACATGCGGCAGGCACCAATAGGTGATAGTCCATAATGAGATCCTGGGAACTTCATCATAGGAATATGAACAATATCTTTATTTGTCAAAACACGAGTAAAGTTATTTAGTTCATCTCTTAGTTTATAGACCAATGGTTCTCCTGGGAATGGTCTTTCTATCTTAACATCATTAGGATTGAGGACATATAATTCTACTACCTCGCCCATGTCGTCTCTAACAGTTAGAACATAAGCATTTCCATGTAGGTGTAGAGATGTAATTATTTGCTCAATAAATTCAAGTCTTGTTGCTTCTGGATTAGGCTTATTTACCCACTCAGGGGTAGATCCATAAACTGACGCATAAGAAATACGATTACGGCCTCTGCGTACATAAGCACCCATTGGCAATGAAGAAACGGTATCTCCAAGTAATCTTACACAAGAATAAACAGTAGATACACGAATAGCAGACTCTGCGTCTACATAAACACCAGCATTGGATACGCCATAAAGTGGGCGTGGTGGAATGAGTGGTTCAATGTATTGGTTATTACCTTGTCTCTGTTCACCAGACGCTTTTAATCTTTTAGATAGACTCATTTAACCTTTTCTCCTTACCATGTGCCACCAATTGCTACTCTGGCCCAGTTATTTGTTGCTGTGCAGACATAGAAATAACTTGCGTCCCATGTTATTTGTCCAGCAGTACCTGCTGATGTTTGTGTAGCAGGAGGATTGCTTACAATTTCAAAACTGTTAGCATTTACTCTTACTCTACCTGCAAGACCACCAGAAGGATCAAATTGACCAAATATTAGTGGAGTTGTTGTATTTGTATTAGAAATATAAAGTCTGTCAGAGTTTGTTTCATTCTGCCCTGCTTGATATCCAATAAGAACATTTCTTGAATAAGATGTTCCATTTTGTCCTGCTTCAGTACCAATAATGGTATTTCTTTCACCCTGACGAAGTAACTGTGATGCTCTTCTTCCTACAACAGTGTTATTGCTGCTAACACTATTTACTGATGCTACAGGAACTGAAAATCCTGATCCTGTACCACCTAATGCGGCTGGATTTTGAAGAATTAAATTAGTACCAACTCTAACACCACCATCAAAGCCAGTGAATGTTACAGATGTAACTCCGCCACCTGAAACAACAATTGTTGATTGTAGAGCAGTAAGGTAAGGAGTATTATTTGAAACTAAGTTAACCGCAGTATAAGTTCCATCTACATAGCCAGATCCAGGAACAATGGTTCCAAGAGATGCTATTGTATTTGTAACATTTGTTAATGCCTGTTGTCCAATTGCGGTATTAAAACTACCACTAACATTTTGAATAAGTACTCCACCACCAACTGCAGTGTTTTGACCACCTGTTTCAGTTAAGTTTGCTGCTAAGTTTCCAACAGCAGTGTTAGCAGTACCAGTTGTTGCATACTGTAATGCTTGAGCACCTTGTGCCTGATTATTACTACCAGTTGTTAGGGAACTTAGCGCTCTATCTCCCATTCCAACATTACCACTACCAGTAGTACACGAAGCCAGAGCATTAAGACCAACTCCCATGTTGGCATTTCCAGTTGTATTAAGTTGAAGTGCACCAGTACCAATAGCCAAATTATTAACACCAGTAGTATTATCTTTAAGGGCATTTAAGCCAATAGCAATCAAGTTACTGCCTGTAGTATTATCCTCTAAAGCAGAAGGACCAATTGCAAGATTTGCTGCACCTGTTGTGTTGTTGGTTAATGCAGCAGGACCTATAGCAACATTGCCATCACCAGTTGTATTATCTTCAAGAGCAATAAGACCTATTGCAGTATTGCTTTGTCCAGTTGTATTGGCTACAAGTGCATTATATCCTATTGCAGTATTATTAGCACCAGTTGTATTAAATCTAAGAGCAAATGATCCAATAGCGGTATTGTTAGAAACAGTATTATTTTGTAATGATGCTGCTCCAATTGCGATATTATTGTTTCCAGTTGAATTGTTATCAAGAGCACCAGATCCAATAGCAATATTGCTACTTCCAGTGGTGTTATCAATTGCTGCAGCCTGGCCAATGGCAATATTATCGCTTCCAGTATTGTAGCGTAGTGCATCTACTCCAATAGCAGTATTGCTATTTCCTGTTGTATTTACACTAAGAGTATTAGTTCCAATTGCCATATTGCGAGAACCTGTTGTATTATCTTTAAGAGAATTTGAACCAATAGCCACATTGGCCTCACCAGTTGTATTGTCCTCAAGAGCAAGAGTTCCTACTGCAACATTGTTAATTCCACTATTACCACTTGTTAATGCACGATAACCAATAGCAATAACATCATCAACAGTATTTCCTGCTAAAGCATAGGATCCTACTGCAGTTGTTCTATCTACAGCAGTTCCACCATTGTATGATGCTCCAGAACCAATTGCTGTGTTGTTATTACCAGTCTGATTATCATCAAGAGTATAATCACCTACCGCCACATTTTCAGTACCTGTGGTATTAGCAAGCATTGATGTAGAACCAACTGCGGTATTATATGAAGCAGTATTATTTCCTAATACATTAACACCTACTGCAGTAACATCAGTACCAGTAGTATTTAATCTATTTGCTGCAGTTCCAAGAGCAACATTGCCTGCTCCACTTGTATTGCTTTGTAATGCTTGATATCCAACAGCAAGGTTATCTGTTCCTGTATTACTATATAGTGCTTGATATCCAATTGCTACGATATTGTTTGCTGTATTATTATATCCCGATTCATATCCAACAAGAGTATTATTATTAGAAGGGTTAGCATTTTGTCCACTTCGTGTACCTACATAAGTATTAAGAGATCCACCAGTTGCAAGTCTTCCAGCGTCATATCCTACATAAACATTGTCATTTCCAAGTTTATTTGTAGTTCCTGCTCGTCTTCCTACTGCAGTATTTCCTCCTGCTGACGAATTAACTGTTGCTACTGGAACGCTAAAACCAGAACCAGTTAAAAGTCCTGCAGGTGCAAGTGATGTTTCAATTGCTAATACTGCCCCAGCCTGTATTCCAAATCCACCACTTGTAATAGTAACAGTTGTAACTGTACCTCCAGAAACAACAATTGTTGCTAATGGGAAAGAAGTAAATGTGCTTGCATTTGTAGTTGGATATAAACTAACATTTGTATAAGTTCCATCTGTATAACCAGAACCACCTGTGATTGTTCCAAGTGTTGCTATCTCAGAACCTGAAGAAGAAAGTGCACTACTTCCAACTGAAGTATTATTACTTCCTGTGTTGCTGAAAATTAAATTTGAATTTCCTACTGAAATATTACCAAATCCAGTTATATTGTTTGCAAGAGTATTTGCACCAAGAGCAGTGTTTCCGTTGGCGGTTGTATTTGCTGCTAATGCATTTCTTCCTAATGCTGTATTAACACCACCTGTTGTATTAGATCTTAACGCATAATATCCCACTGCAAGATTTTGTCCACCTGATGTATTATTTTCAAGTGCGCTTGTTCCAATTGCAGTTAGATCAGAAGTAGTTGTT